ATGTTAAATGTAAAAAAGAAAGAATTTTTGTCCCTGATTCCTAATGTAACTTGTAATTATATTAAAACTAAATTAGAAGAATTAGATAATACTTTAGGCAAATGGGAGCCATTTCTTAATGATTTAAAAGCAGTGTCACCAATTTTAGATAACCATTTAGATGATATTGTTAAGAACATGAAGCCTTTGATTGTACAGATGTTATTTGAACNCATCACAATATGATGATATGTTTATTTCAAGAAAAGCTTTAACGCCAGTGTTCTCAAGCGTTTTATAAAGCTTGTAAAAAATATAAGGGCAAAAAAAGGGCGGATTTAAGCTAACTTGGAATGTTTTCGAGTTTTTGAGTTAGTTCTCTATCCATTTTTTCAGTTACATGAGTATATATGCGAATGGTTGTTTTTTCATCTACATGTCCTACCCTTTTCATAATTGCTTTTAAAGAAACATTCATTTCTACTAATAAAGTTATGTGTGTATGTCTAAATGTGTGCGTGGTAACTTTCTTATTCATATTTAAAGCTTTTGTAGTTTTCTTAAGCACACCGGTGATTTGATTATTACATAAAGGATTCCCTTTTTTTGTTGTGAATATGAACCCTCTGTCAACATAGCTCGAATTCCATCTTTTCAACATTTTGTTTTCCAGTATTATCTTTTTAAAAATTTCTACGGTTCTAGAATTGATGCTGATACTTCTTTTTGAACTTATAGTCTTTGTAGTGTCTTTGTATCCGAATCCTTCCTCGTATTTAATGCGGTGAATTGTACCTGTTATATTGATAGTTTTGTTTAATAAATCTATATCTTTTTCCTGCAGTGCTTGTAGTTCTCCTATGCGCATACCAGTTAAAGCCTGTACTTCTAAGATGCTGGCAATTAAAATGCGATTTCGCTTGTGTAACTTATTATCATTTAGTATATGATCACGTATCTGTAGGACTTGGTTCATTTCTAAATAGTTGTACATTTTAGATTCATCTTTTTCGATATCCTCTATTGTTTTTCTTCTTTTAGGAATTTTGACATTAGTTAACAAATATTCATTTGGATAATTGTAAAATTTAACTGCATATTTAATAGCTCCTTTCATATCTCCGAGTTGACGGGTTACTTGATTTTGAGAATAGATATCTGATAATTTATTAATAAATATCTGCATATATTTTGTATCTAGTTTGTTTAAAAGCAAGTTCTCAGAGCTGTATCGTTTAATGTTTCTAATTCTTATTTTTATATTATTAAGAGTAGTCAACTTTGAACCTGATGTTTTTATATGATATTCAAGCCATTCATCTAATAGCGCGTGAAAAGTCAAAGTTTTTAATTCGCTTGACGACTTGTTGTTCAGTTTTTCTTTTATTTTTTCTTCTAAACGAAACATTGCTTCTTTTTGAGATTGTTTTGTATTCTTGTTCAACACAACACTTACGCGCTTCCATTTATCTGTGTATGGATCTTTATACTTCTCGTAGTATCTGTATTTAGTTTCGTTATTTTTGTTTTTAAATTTTTCAATCCACATGTTTATACCTCCTGCAAGAACGTATGTTCTATAAAATATTAAAAAATAATAAGGGTAGTCGGGCTACCCGTAATTTAGTACTAGGTACTAAATGTGTTATAATAAAATAAAAAGTAGGTGATAAGATGACTCAATTTCTAGGGGCGCTTCTTCTTACAGGAGTTTTAGGTTACATACCATATAAATATCTAACAATGATAGGTTTAGTTAGTGAAAAAAACAAGGTTATCAATACTCCTGTATTATTGATTTTTTCTATTGAAACATGTTTGATATGGTTTTATAGTTTTATAATTTTTAATAATGTTGATTTAAAAAATTTGAATTTAATTCAGTTGCTTACAGGTCTAAAAGCAAATATTTTGTTTCTATTTATTTTTGTTTTAACAGTGTTTGTATTTAATCCTTTAATTGTTAAATTTATTATCTGGTTAATTAATATAACCAGAAAGTTTATGAAATTGGATTGTATAAGCTTATTAGACAAAAGAGACAAGTTGTTTAATAACAACGGTAAACCAGTATTTATAGTTATAAAAGACTTTGAAAACAGAATCATTGAAGAGGGTGAACTTAAAACCTATAATTCAGCTGGTAGCGATTTCGATTTACTAGAAGTTGAGCGACAAGATTTCAAAGTATCTGATTTAGCGTCAAACGATGAATTGTATATTAAACATACGCTTGTAGACCTTAAACAACAAATTAAATTGGATTTATATTTAATGAATGAATACTAATCTTTTTTCTTAGCTTTTTCTGATAAAGTGCTTTTTAATTTTTCGCTGGCGCCTGACTTTTCAAAACTTTTGTTTAATGGGTTACTACGAGTAGTTTCTTGTTTTTTGTTTTTATCTACCATAAAATTCTCACCACCATTCAACGTCTACACTAGTAGGCGTTTTTTGATTTTTATATTAAAGGGCTATAAAAAGCTGTTAATACTTCAATTCTTTAATCCACATATATTTAAAAGTGAGGTAGTAGGTAATAAATATAAGACTTAAAGTTAAGATTGCTTTTTTCATGTCAATTTCTCCTTTGTTTATATTTATATTAAATCACTAAATAGACGTTATTAATCACAATACAATTAATTGATTGTAAGATACTTAGTCGTATAATTCTATATACCTATTAGTAAATTCTTCTGCTGTTATTTCTCCATTTTCTTTTTGTTGTTGAAGTTTAGAAGCTTCTTTTTGAATTGCATCGTATTTTTCACGAGAATACCCATATTTTTCCATCTCTTTATAATTAGCTTCGTTTATTTGTTCTTGTTGCTGAGGTGTGACACAACCACCAACTGTGCATTGTGTACCATCAGGTTTTGTGTAACCTATAACGTCACCTGCGCCTTGTGCTTGGTACCAAGTATTACCATCTGCATCTACCATGCCGTTAACATTGTGACCATTTTTTACTCTTTGTGATATTTCGTCTTTAGTTAAAGGTCTATTGGTTTGTTGATCGTTGTTAACGTTTGTGTTGTTCTCGTTGTTTACTTGATTATTGTTATCGTTTTGATTAGCATTTTCTTTTTTCGCTTCTGCTTTTTCTTTAGTTTCTTTCTTTTTATCTTTGTTATCTTTCTTTGTTTCAGTTTTTTTGCTTTCCTCTTTCTTATCGCCGTCGTGGCTACCACAAGCGCCTAAAACTAACGCACTCGCTAATGTTAAACCTAATAATCTTTTCATTTTAATTTCTCCTTTGTTTATATTTCTTTATATTTAAAAACTCTCAATGGCTCAAATGTAATTGAGTATTCGCCGTAGTGAGTCCCAATACCATATATCTTTTTATATTGTTCTATTGCTTCTAATATGTATTCTTCACTCAATTGCAGATACTCAGACAACTCATACAAGTTACGTACACCATAATTGTAAGCTTCCACAATTTCGCGTAACGGGACTGCTGAGATAAAGCCGTGTCGCCTTGCGTAATTTTCGAACTTGCGATTGTTGAATTTCGAGTAATCGGCTATATCACCGTATGTAAGTTTATTATGTGCTAATTCTTCAAAGAGAATTCCTGCCTTTTCTCTATCTGATAAGCCACGCTTTATTAAAATTAAATCTCCTAACCATACCCCATCCAAATTATCTGGAAGCACATCAGCCTCTCTTATTTCAATATAATCATGTTGTATTAAAGTTTCTTCATATAATCCCATCTGATACATCCTTTACTTACGTTTGCTTCTTATATAATCTGCATAATCTAAAACTCTTTGCCATTCATCATCTGTCAATTCTCCTTCAAGGTGAGCTGCACGATGTTGTACTTCATCATCGTTTTCTTCAACCCACCCCATTAAATATGCAGGATTAACATTTAATGCAGTAGCTATACTTTCTATAGTATCGTTTTTTAAATTTTTGATATTTCCGCTTTCATAACGCTGTACAGTAGCTTCAGTTTTACCAATTTTTCTTCCTAGTTCGGCCAAAGTCATACCTTGTTTTTCTCTTGATTGTTTCATTCTTTTTGAAAAGCACATCGTAATACAGCTCCTTTTACTTGATAGTTCTATTATAAGGAAAACTTTCGGCATTTGCAATATTTTTCTAAAAAACTTTCGTAAAGTGCTTGACCTCTTTCGTAACATCATGATAAGATTACTTACGTAATACGAAAGGTGGTGAAAAGAAATGCCTATAGATGCTAAACTTTTGAAATCTAAAATGGCTTTGAAAGAACATAACATCAAAACCCTTTCTGAAGAAATTGGTGTTAATAGAGATACTTTATCTAATATGATTCACGGGAGAACGAAACCGTCGTACCCGGTAATAAATGGTATTTATTTTGCGTTAGAATTGACACCTCAAGAAGGAAGAGATATTTTTTTTAACGAAGACTTACGCAAAAAGAAAGTTTTAACTTAAGGAGGAAACTGAAATGCAAGCATTACAAATAGTAGAACAGAACGAAACACATTATGTAGACAGTAGAGAAGTTGCGGAAATGATAGGAAAGCGACACGACAATTTAGTAAGAGACATTAAAGGTTATATCAAGGTTTTAGAGGACTCCTCAAAATTGAGTAGTCATAATTTCTTTGAAGAAAGCACCTATGTTAATTCACAAAACAAAGTACAACCTTGTTACCTACTAACCAAAAAAGGTTGCGACATAGTAGCAAACAAGATGACAGGTAGTAAAGGCATTTTGTTTACTGCAACTTATGTTGATGCATTTCATAAAATGGATGAATACATTAAACAACAAGCACAGCTTAATGTACCACAAACACCAATGCAAGCATTAGAGATGATGTTCAAAGCACAAAAAGACCAAGAACAGTTTAACAAACAAATGCAACAAGAAATCACAGGCATTCGTCACATTGTCGGTATTGAAACGAAAAACTGGCGTAACGACACAAACAAAATGTTATCTGCGATTGCACAACATTTAGGTGGCGGAGCAATGCACCAGAAAGTTAAGTCTGAAGCATATAAAGCTTTAGAAGAAAAAGGACGCTGTAATTTAAAAATTCGTATGCAGAACCGCAAAGGCAAAATGCTAGCGAATGGTGCAACGAAAACCCAGATTAACAAGTTGTCAAAATTAGATGTGATTACTGATGAACCTAGATTGGTTGAGATATACATTTCAGTGATTAAGAGTATGGCGATTAAATACGGTGTAGATATTAGCCAATTTGAAATTTAAACAAACATCTTAAAAGGAGGAACAACAAATGTTACAAAAATTTAGAATCGCTAAAGAAAAAAGTAAATTAAAACTCAATTTACTAAAACATGCAAACAGTAATTTAGAAACAAGAAACAACCCTGAACTGTTGCGAGCAGTTGCAGAGTTGCTTAAAGAGATTAATCGATAAATTCTATGAATTCGATTTTAGCTGAAGCGATAGCTACTATTTTGTCTCCAACAAAAGTATATGAGCCATTAGTGAACAAGGAACTTTTAATTTTTTCTTCTTCTTGTAATCCCAATAACACAGAAGAGTAAATGCTGAAATAGTCACGAGCAATGCTATCTTTAGCGAATGCAATTACGTCATCACCGACTTCTTGCCATTCGTTATGAATCTTATGTCTATCTAGAGCTCTAGGTAATAGCGAGATTGTAATATCGTGAGCAATTTTCTCTAAATCCATAAATTTCACCTCCTTCCACTGGGAGATAACTAAATTATATAACAAAACAACTTAAAGGAGGAACGACAAATGCAAGCTCAAAACAAAAAAGTCATCTATTACTACTATGACGAAGAAGGTAATAGGCGACCATTAGATATTCAAATTAATGACGGATATGAACTGATGGTCCGATCTCATTTCATCAACAACACCATTGAAGAAATACCATACGTAAATAATAACTTATATGCCTTGGTTGATGGTTATGAATTTAAGTTAGATTGAATTTTTGAGAAAGATATTGAAAAGCTAATTTCCCCATAAGATTAAGAGACATACTGGATGTTTTGTTAACGACTCTTTTAACTTCGTTCCAAGTTTTATTGTCTCTAATATTATCGAGAAATTCATGGCCAGACCAAGTGATGTCATCAATAATCCAAGAAACGACCCTGCCTTCGATGAATTTCAGATCGCAACAAATAAATTTAGCTTCTTCTAATTTTAAAAGTGAGTACATTACTGTTTCAAAATCATATTTATCAAAAATAATATTATCGTTGAAATTATGTCGAGTAAGTGGTTCACCTATTTTCTTATTAGATTCTATTTCTAAGAGCAAGAGTCTAACGCAATCGTGATTAAGTTTCATCCTATCACCTCCATAACAGGAGTATAGCAGAAAGGATCATAAACATCTTAAAAGGAGGAATAACAAATGAACATTCAAGAAGCAACTAAGATAGCTACAAAAAATCTTGTCTCTATGACACGGAAAGATTGGAAAGAAAGTCATCGAACTAAGATATTACCAACAAATGATAGTTTTTTACAATGCATCATTTCAAATAGCGATGGGACAAACCTTATCAGATATTGGCAACCTTCAGCCGATGACCTCATGGCAAATGATTGGGAAGTTATAAACCCAACTAGAGACCAGGAATTATTGAAGCAATTTTAGAAATGCTATCAATGATACTTTTTAAATTGTTTTTAAACTCATTTTCAAAGTAAACAACAGTCTTGTCTGAAATTGTTACATGATAAATAGTGTTACTAGCATACACGCCGTTTAGGAACCCAGAGTTTTTAAGTTTATTTAAATCGTATTTTACATCTTCGAAATGTAGTTTTTGAAAATACTTTGTATGTATATCTTTAGCACTTCCAAAATTATTGCAGGTTAATTTAACCGAACCTAACTTTACACATTCTAAATAATCTTTGTAGAGTACGGACAAGATATATTGTTGGTCTTTAGTAAGTGTATCAAATTCATCAGATATCAAGGGCATGTTATCAACCTAAGGAGGTGATAACAACATTATACAAGAAAGGAGCATAAACAAATGAACACAAGATCAGAAGGATTGCGTATAGGCGTCCCACAAGTTTCTAGCAAAGCTGATGCTTCTTCATCCTATTTAACGGAAAAGGAACGTAACTTAGGAGCGGAAATATTAGAGCTTATTAAAAAAAGTGATTACAGCTACTTAGAAATAAACAAAGTTTTCTATGCATTAGATAGAGAACTTCAATACAGGGCGAATAATAACAAACTTTAACATTATACACGGAAGGAAAGATAGAAATGCCAAAAATCATAGTACCACCAACACCAGAAAACACATATAGAGGCGAAGAAAAATTTGTGAAAAAGTTATACGCAACACCTACACAAATCCATCAATTGTTTGGAGTATGTAGAAGTACAGTATACAACTGGTTGAAATATTACCGTGAAGATAATTTAGGTGTAGAAAATTTATACATTGATTATTCACCAACAGGCACTCTGATTAATATTTCTAAATTGGAAGAGTATTTGATCAGAAAGCATAAAAAATGGTATTAGGAGGATTATCAAATGAGCGACACATATAAAAGCTACCTAATAGCAGTGCTATGCTTCACGGTCTTAGCGATTGTACTCATGCCGTTTCTATACTTCACTACAGCGTGGTCAATTGCAGGATTCGCAAGTATCGCAACATTCATATTCTATAAAGAGTACTTTTATGAAGAATAAAAAAACTGCTACTTGCGACAACAAGTAACAGTAACAAACATTTAAGAAATAAAATTCAAGTTAAATATAAAACGAAAAACGGAGGAAGTCAACCATGACTAAAAATTATAAAGACATGACGCAGGAAGAAATAAAAGACTTATTATCTGAAAAAACGGCAGAATTGTATGAATTAGCGAAAGAAATTAAGGGAGAAAGTAAATTTGATATTTTGCTTTTTTCATCAATAGGAGTTATCGACGGAGATTATTTAGCAGGTTCAAATTCTGTGATTGGTCATACTTTCGATCTTGCTTCCTTATTGGATAGCACTAAGAGTTATAAAGACATTGTCAATGTTCTCCAAATGTGTAAATCACAAAAATTTCTCGGTATTGATGACGACAAGGAGGACTAAAACAATGTATTACGAAATAGGCGATATGATACGCAAAAATATTCATGTTAACGGATTCGATTTTAAGCTATTCATTTTAAAAGGTCATATGGGCATATCAATACAAGTTAAAGATATGAACAACGTACCAATTAAACATGCTTATGTCGTAGATGAGAATGACTTAGATATGGCATCAGACTTATTCAACCAAGCAATAGATGAATGGATTGAAGAGAACACAGACGAACAGGACAGACTAATTAACTTAGTCATGAGATGGTAGGAGGTCGCTATGAAGCAGACTGTAACTTACATCATCCGTCATAGGGATATGCCAATTTATATAACTAACAAACCAACCGATAACAATTCAGATATTAGTTACTCCACAAATAGAAATAGAGCTAGGGAGTTTAACGGTATGGAAGAAGCGAGTATCAATATGGATTATCACAAAGCAATCAAGAAAACAGTGACAGAAACTATTGAGTACGAGGAGGTAGAACATGACTGAACAAACATTATTTGAACAGTTGAACAGTAAAAACGTGAATGATCATACAGAACAAAAAAATGGATTAACTTATCTAGCATGGTCATATGCACACCAAGAGCTGAAAAAGATTGACCCAAACTACACAGTAAAAGTACACGAGTTTCCACATCCAGATATTAACACAGAAAATTATTTTGTACCTTATTTGGCTACACCAGAAGGCTATTTTGTACAGGTATCTGTGACTGTGAAAGATAGTACAGAGACTGAGTGGCTTCCAGTATTGGACTTTAGAAATAAATCGCTTGCTAAAGGTAGTGCAACAACTTTCGATATTAACAAAGCGCAAAAACGATGTTTTGTAAAAGCTTCGGCTTTACACGGTTTAGGCTTATATATCTACAACGGCGAGGAACTACCAAGTGCAAGTGACAACGATATTACAGAATTAGAAGAGCGTATCAATCAGTTCGTGAACTTATCTCAAGAAAAAGGGCGAGATGCAACTATCGATAAAACGATGAGATGGCTAAAAATATCTAACATTAATAAATTAAGTCAAAAACAAATCGCAGAAGCGCACCAAAAATTAGATGCGGGATTAAAACAATTGGATAGTGAGGAGAAACAATAATGTTAAACAGAACAGTATTAGTAGGACGCTTAACAAAAGATCCAGAATATCGAACAACGCCAAATGGTGTGAGTGTTACCACTTTCACTATCGCAGTTAACAGAACATTTACTAACGCTCAAGGAGAACGTGAGGCAGACTTTATTAACTGTGTAACTTTTAGAAAACAAGCAGAAAATGTAAATAATTATTTATCCAAAGGGTCGCTGGCAGGTGTAGACGGGCGACTACAAACACGTAGCTACGAAAATAAAGTCGGGCAACGTGTGTTTGTTACAGAAGTAGCAGCGGACAGTGTTCAATTCTTAGAACCGAAGAATAGCAACCAACAACCAAACAACAATTATCATCAACAAAGACAAACTCAAACTGGTAATAATCCTTTTGATAATACCACTGCGATTACTGATGATGACTTACCGTTCTGATTGGAATGATTAGATGCCAATAATTACTAGTTATATCACTCAAGATGACGGTACAACAACAGTTGTCATCTCGGGTGTTGAATTAGGCAATAAAGAAACATTACTACTTGATAACGGATTTGATGTGGAAGTCGATGTAAGCGTCATAGATCCGTTTCAAATTACCGGCAAGCAACGACGAAAAATATTCGCGCTTGTCAAAGACATAGAAGAATATACAGGTCAACCAATGGACTATATGCGACATATGTTCATCGAGTATGTAAGGACTTACTACGGCTATGATGAACGTATTTCACTAAGTAATTGTACGAGAACACAAGCAAGTCAAATCATTGAAGCAACGCTTGACTGGACGTTCTACAATGACATACCACTTAGCTACAAAACGAGTAATCTACTGAAACAAGATAAATCATTCTTATACTGGTCAACTGTTAACCGCAACTGTGTAATATGCGGAAAGCCTCACGCTGACTTAGCGCATTACGAAGCAGTAGGTAGAGGCATGAACAGAAACAAGATGAATCACTACGACAAACACGTATTAGCGTTATGTCGCGAACATCACAACGAGCAACATGCGATTAGCGTTAAGTCGTTTGATGATAAATATCACTTGCATGACTCGTGGATAAAAGTTGATGAGAGGCTCAACAAAATGCTGAAAGGAGAGAAAAATGAATAAGTTATTAATAGATGACTATCCGATACAAGTTTTGCCGAAATTAGCTGAATTAATAGGGTTAAACGAAGCAATAGTATTACAACAAATACATTATTGGTTAAACAACTCAAAACATAAGTACGATGGTAAAACTTGGATATTCAATTCTTATCCAGAATGGCAAAAGCAATTTCCGTTTTGGTCTTTGATTACTATAAAAAGAACAATATACAGTCTTGAAAAACAAAACTTGTTGCTCATAGGCAATTATAACAAAGCTAAATTTGATAAGACGAAGTGGTACAGCATTAATTATCAAACTATTGAAGGTATGATACGACCATCGTATCAAAATGATACGACGAGTGTATCAAAAAGAGACGATGGAGTGTATCAAAATGATACGACCAATACCATAGACTACACAGAGACTAACAAACATAGAGAGACAGACGACGTCTCAAAGTCATTTAAGTATATTAGTATCAATTTAGAAATTATACAAAACCCTTTAAAAGCAGAACAGTTAGAACACGAAATTAAATCATTTAAGCAAGATCAGTTCGAAATAGTAAAAGTCGCTACCGATTACTGTAAAGAAAATAACAAAAGTCTAAATTATCTATTAACTGTATTAAAGAACTGGAATAAAGAGGGTGTTTCAGATAAAGAAAGTGCTGAAAACAAATTGAAACCTCGTAAAACTAAAAAAGAAACTACCGATGATGTCATAGCGCAAATGGAAAAAGAATTGAGTGATGACTAATGCCGATGAGCAAAACACAAGCATTAGAAATTATTAAAAAAGTTAGGTACGTCTACAACATTGATTTTGATAAACCGAAGTTGGAAATGTGGATTGATGTATTAAGTCAAAACGGAGATTATCAGCCAACTGTAAAAGCAGTAGATGGATATATCAACAGTAACAACCCGTATCCGCCTAACTTACCAGCAATCATGCGTAAGGCACCTAAAAAAGTATCTATCGAGCCGGTAGACAACGAAACCGCTACACACCAATGGAAAATGCAGAATGACCCCGAATATGTCAGACAAAGAAAAATAGCGCTAGATAACTTCATGAATAAGTTGGCAGAATTTGGGGGCGATAACGAATGAATTACGGACAATTTGAGATTGAAAGTACAATAATCGCTACGCTACTTAAACAACCGGACGTATTAGAAAAGATAAGGGTTAAAGATTACATGTTTACGAACGAAAAGTTTAAAACCTTTTTCAATTATGTAATGGACGCCGGAAAGATAGATCATCAAGAAATCTATTTAAAAGCAACTAAAGATAAAGAGTTTTTAGATGCAGATACTATAACTAAACTTTATAACTCCGATTTCATTGGATACGGCTTCTTTGAACGTTATCAACAAGAATTATTGGAAAGTTATCAACTCAACAAAGCGAATGAATTGGTCACTGAGTTCAAACAACAACCTACGAACCAAAACTTTAACAACTTGATTGATGAACTCAAGGATTTAAAAACGATTACTAACAAAAAAGAAGATGGAACCAAGAAGTTTGTTGAGGAGTTTGTCGAAGAGTTATACAGCGATAGCCCTAAGAAGCAAATTAAGACGGGTTACAAGCTCATGGATTACAAAATAGGGGGATTAGAGCCATCACAATTGATCGTCATCGCAGCGCGTCCCTCAGTGGGTAAAACAGGCTTTGCATTAAACATGATGTTGAACATAGCACGAAATGGATATAAAACATCTTTCTTTAGTCTTGAAACAACTGGCACATCAGTATTGAAACGCATGTTATCAACAATTACTGGTATTGAGTTAACCAAGATAAAAGAAATCAGGAACTTAACGCCGGATGACTTAACGAAGTTAACGAATGCAATGGATCAAATCATGAAATTAGGTATTGATATTTCTGACAAAAGTAATATCACACCGCAAGATGTCCGAGCACAAGCAATGAGGCATTCAGACGAGCAACAAGTTATTTTTATAGATTATCTTCAACTGATGGATACTGATGCGAAAGTTGATAGACGTGTAGCAGTAGAAAAGATATCACGTGACTTAAAGATAATCGCTAACGAGACAGGCGCAATCATCGTACTACTTTCACAACTGAATCGTGGTGTCGAGTCTAGACAGGATAAAAGACCAATGCTATCGGACATGAAAGAATCAGGCGGAATAGAAGCAGATGCGAGTTTAGCAATGCTACTTTACCGTGATGATTACTATAACCGTGACGAAGATGACGGTATTACAGGTAAATCTATTGTTGAATGTAACATAGCCAAAAACAAAGACGGAGAAACTGGAATAATTGAATTTGAGTATTACAAGAAGACTCAGAGGTTTTTCACATGAATATCATGCAATTCAAAAGCTTATTGAAATCGATGTATGAAGAGACAAAGCAAAGCGACCCGATTGTAGCAAATGTCTATATAGAAACTGGTTGGGCAGTTAACAGATTGTTAGACAATAACGAGTTATCGCCTTTTGATGATTATGACAAAGTTGAAGAGAAGATCATAAATGAAATCAACTGGAAGAAAACGCACATTAAGGAGTGTTAAAAATGCCGAAAGAAAAATATTACTTATACCGAGAAGATGGCACAGAAGATATTAAGGTCATCAAGTATAAAGACAACGTAAATGAAGTTTATTCTCTCACAGGAGCCCATTTCAGCGACGAAAAGAAAATTATGACTGATAGTGACCTAAAACGATTCAAAGGCGCTCACGGGCTTCTATATGAGCAAGAATTAGGTTTACAAGCAACGATATTTGATATTTAGAGGTGGCACATGGAAATAGAAATTAAATTTAACGAAACGTTCGAGGCACCTATGGGCTCGCCTCGTCCACGCTTTCGTAATACAGGTAGATTTGTTCAAACTTACATGCCTACGTCTTACACAAAGCATAAAGCGTATATACAAGGGCAAATACCTAAGTTGAATCTAGAGCATGCATTAAAAATCGAATTAGATTTTTACTTTCCGTTGCTTAAATCGTGGTCGAAGAAAAAGAAAAGCGAAATGGTTGGACAGTATAAAGTGACTAAGCCGGATATCGATAACTTAATTAAAACGGTATTAGATGCTTGTAATGGTCATGCATGGAAAGACGATAACCAAATTACAGAAATAACTAGCTCAAAGCGTTATGGACTAGAACCAAAAATAATCATGCGAGTTGAGGAAGTGATCTAATGCAACAACAAGCATATATAAACGCAACGATTGATATAAGGATACCTACAGATGTTGAATATCAGCATTTCGATGATGTGGATAACGAAAAAGAAGCGCTGGCAGATTACTTATATAACAATCCGGACGAATTACTAGAGTATGACAATTTAAAAATTAGAAATGTAAATGTAGAGGTGGAATAAATGGGCAGTGTTGTAATCATTAATAATAAACCATATAAATTTAACAATTTTGAAAAAGAAATAATGGCAAAGCGTGGGATAAATGCTGGAATTGTTTCTAAACGTGTTAGAGGTTGTTGGGAGTTTTCAGAAGCTTTAGACGCGCCTTATGGCATGCACCTAAAAGAATATAGAGAAATGAAACAAATGGAAAAGATTAAACAAGCGAGACTCGAACGTGAATTGGAAAGAGAGCGAAAGAAAGAGGCTGAGCTACGTAAGAAGAAGCCACATTTGTTTAATGTGCCTCAAAAACATTCACGTGATCCGTACTGGTTCGATGTCACTTATAACCAAATGTTCAAGAAATGGAGTGAAGCATAATGAGTGTAATCAGTAACAGAAAAGTAGATATGAACGAAATGCAAGATAATGTTAAGCAGCCGTCGCATTACACATACGGAGACATTGAAATTATAGATTTTATCGAACAAGTAACGGCACAGTATCCACCACAATTAGCATTCGCAATAGGTAATGCAATTAAATACTTGTCTAGAGCACCGTTAAAGAATGGTCATGAGGATTTAGCAAAGGCGAAGTTTTACGTCGATAGAGTATTTGACTTGTGGGAGTGATGACCATGACAGATAGCGGACGTAAAGAATACTTAAAACATTTTTTCGGCTCTAAGAGATATCTGTATCAGGATAACGAACGAGTGGCACATATCCATGTAGTAAATGGCACTTATTACTTTCACGGTCATATCGTGCCAGGTTGGCAAGGTGTGAAAAAGACATTTGATACAGCGGAAGAGCTTGAAACATATATAAAGCAAAGTGATTTGGAATATGAGGAACAGAAGCAACTAACTTTATTTTAAAAGGGCGGAAACAATGAAAATCAAAATTGAAAAAGAAATGAATTTACCTGAACTTATCCAATGGGCTTGGGATAACCCCAAGTTATCAGGTAATAAAAGATTCTATTCAAATGATGTTGAGCGCAACTGTTTTGTGACTTTTCATGTTGATAGCATCTTATGTAATGTGACTGGATATGTATCAATTAACGATAAATTTACTGTTCAAGAGGAGATATAACAATGAAAATCAAAGTTAAAAAAGAAATGAGATTAGATGAATTAATTAAATGGGCGCGAGAAAATCCGGATCTATCACAAGGAAAAATATTTTTTTCAACAGGATTTAGTGATGGATTCGTTCGTTTTCATCCAAATACAAATAAGTGTTCGACGTCAAGTTTTATTCCAATTGATATCCCCTTCATAGTTGATATTGAAAAAGAAGTAACGGAAGAGACTAAGTTTGATAGGTTGTTTGAAGTGTACGAGTTTCAAGAAGGAGATTGTACCGCTATATCACACGCTAATATTAGTATAAACAAACATTTAGATGAACATTGTTTCCCTATCAAAGCATTCTATATCTTAAACGACGACCTAACTATGACGTTAATTTGGAAAGATGGGGAGTTGGTAGAATGATGTTGAAATTTAAAGCTTGGGATAAAGATAAAAAAGTTATGAGTATTATTGACGAAATCGATTTTAATAGTGGGTACATTTTGATTTCAACAGGTTATAAAAGTTTCAATGAAGTAAAACTATTACAATACACAGGATTTAAAGATGTGCACGGTGTGGAGATTTATGAAGGGGATATTGTTCAAGATTGTTATTCGAGAGAAGTAAGTTTTATCGAGTTTAAAGAAGGAGCCTTTTATATAACTTTTAGCAATGTAACTGAATTACTAAGTGAAAATGACGATATTATTGAAATTGTTGGAAATATTTTTGAAAATGAGATGCTATTGGAGGTTATGAGATGACGTTCACCTTATCAGATGAACAATATAAAAATCTTTGTACTAACTCTAACAAGTTATTAGATAAACTTCACAAAGCATTAAAAGATCGTGAAGAGTACAAGAAGCAACGAGATGAGCTTATTGGGGATATAGGTAAGTTAAGAGAACGTAACAAAGATCTAGAGAAGAAAGCAAGCGCATGGGATAGGTATTGCAAGAGCGTTGAAAAAGATTTAATAAACGAATTCGGCAACGATGATGAAAGAGTTAAATTTGGGATGGAATTAAACAATAAAATTTTTACGGAGGATGACACAAATGGATAACCGCGAACAAATAGAACAATCCGTAATCAGTGCTAGTGCGTATAACGGTAATGACACAGAGGGATTGCTAAAAGAGATTGAGGACGTGTATAAGAAAGCGCAAGCGTTTGACAGACTACTTGAAGACATTAATAACTTTACTCAAAGTCCGACTAAAGGAGCGCTAGAACTAGATGAAGCAATAGGGATTATGGTAAGTCAAGTTATCTATGAATACAAGGAGGAACTGGAGAATGAAAAAATTTAATGTTCAAATCACATATACAGGCATGATTGAAGAGGCTATCGAGGCTGAAAGTTTAGAAGAAGCAGAATTTGAGGCTCATGATATTGCGAGAATGGAAGTGCCATTTGATTGTGATGAATTTGAAATTAATGTAGAGGTGGAACAGGAAAATGAATAACACATTAACAATTGATCAATTACAAGAGTTATTACAAATACAAAAGGATTTTGACAGTAGAATACCGACACTCAATTTACAGGATAGCAAAGTAGCATATGTGGTTGAGTTCTTTGAATGGTTTAACACATTAGAAACGTTCAAGAATTGGAAGAAAAATCCAGGTAAACCGTTAGATGTACAGTTAGATGAATTGGCGGATATGTTGGCGTTTGGATTGAGTATTGCTAATCAGCAAGAAATTGATGAATGGTTGTTAATGGACAAAATAGGAAGTTACGACGGATCGTTTACTGAATTAAACGCTAACAGAATTTTATCTCATTTAGCTAGTTTTGATTATTATAACAATCAAGTTCCAGTAACTTTTGCGATTGCCGAAGAATATTACTCTATCAACCAACTCATCACAGCATACAAAAAGAAAATGGAGCGTAATCATGCAAGACAAGATGGAACAGCAGACAAAGACAAAGGATACGTGTAAGAAAGATATTCTAGAAAAAGTTAAGGAAGTACTTAATAAGGAGTGAGTGTGGATGACTACAATAGAGTTTATTAATGCAGTTGAATTATTAGGCTACAAATTGAATTGGTCATATAAGAATGTAAATAACCGTAAAGTTAAATTGCTTATTACACATAAGGATGAGAAACATCCTAGCGCTTGGGTATTTGTACATGAACCTTATTCATTTAGAAGCTTAGGAGTTACCAGTGAATTATTCACAATGCTTGTTATGTATGCTAGTACTTCAATTTATGAAAGAGGTGTTGTGTGATGCAATACCTAATACGCACACTAACAGATTCAACCGGTCACCCTTTCACTCATGTAACTAAAGCACGTGAGAATGAAACGTATCAAGTGGTTGAAGCAGAGAGTAAAGAAGAAGCGAAAGAGAAGTACGAGGCGCAAGTTAAAAGAGGTGCAGTTATTAAAGTGGGTCAGTTGTTTGAAAATATAAGGGAGTGTGGGAAATGATTAAGCAAATACTAAGATTATTATTCCTACTAGCAATGTACGAGTTAGGTAAGTATGTAACTGAGCAAGTGTATATTATGATGACGGCTAATGATGATGTAGAGGCGCCGAGTGATTACGAAAAAATCAGAGCTGAAGTTTCATGGTAATAGCTATTATCATTTTTGAATTAATTATATTAATGTGTTTAGCAATAGCACTGGAGGTGTTGTAAATATGTGGATTGTCATTTCAATCGTTTTAGCTATATTTTTATTGATCTTGTTAAGTAGCATTTCTCATAAGATGAAAACCATAGAAGCATTGGAGTATATGAATTCTTATCTTTTCAAGCAGTTAGTAAAAAATAATGGTGTTGAAGGTTTAGAAGATTATGAAAATGAAGTTGAACGAATTAGAAAAAGATTCAAAAGCTAAAGAGGGGGCTAAAGCCCTCTCAAGGATTAAAAGAAGCGGATATTTTTTATTTCGTTTTTGTAAATTAAAACTAATTTATGTGAAATTGTCTTTGAAGTCTTGATAATTAAGAAGGTTGAATTTTCTGAGATTATATTAGTTACGGGAAAGGCTTTTCCTGAGTGCAATAAAATTAAAGTTCTCAAGTTTTCATTTTCGTATATCTAATGGTGCAGTTTATACAGATGATGAAGATGTAAGACTTATACATGATAAGAAGTTAGATAAGTTAGAGGAAATTATCGAAGAGTCACAAGGTCAACCAATACTATTGTTTTATAACTTCAAACACGATAAAGAAAGAATACTTCAAAGGTTTAAGGAAGCAACCACATTAGAGGATTCAAACTATAAAGAACGTTGGAATAGTGGCGACATTAAGATGCTTATAGCACATCCAGCAAGTGCAGGACATGGATTAAACTTACAACAAGGTGGGCACATTATTGTTTGGTTTGGACTTACGTGGTCATTGGAATTATATCAACAAGCAAATGCTAGATTATACAGACAAGGACAAAACCATACGACTATTATTCATCATATTATGACCGATAACACGATAGATCAAAGAGTATATAAAGCTTTACAAAATAAAGAACTAACGCAAGAAGAATTAATGAAAGCTATTAAAGCAAGAATAGCTAAGCATAAGTAATGGAGGTCTAACATGGGGAACACAATATATGATATCAAGCCAGGAACATTTAAATATATTGAATCAGAAATATATAATTTAAATGAGAACAAGAAAGAAATAAAAAGATTGAGGTTGGAAATACTTAATCCAACGAAGGAACAAGATTCCAATATTGTATATGGACCATTACAAAAAGGCGAACCAGTTAGAACAACTGAACTAATGGCAACTAGATTATTAACTAATAAGATGTTACGAAACCTTGAAGAAATGGTCGAAGCAGTTGAGAGTGAATACTTAAAGTTGCCTGAAGATCATAAGAAAGTAATAAGGCTCAAGTATTGGAATAAAGAAAAGAAGTTAAAGATGGAACAGATAGGACATGAATGCCATATGCATCGTAATACTGTTACTACTATACGAAAGAACTTTGTTAAAGCGGTAGCGTATCATGCAGGTATCAAATAACATTGTGCAAAGATTGTGCAAAAGGCCTACAAATCTGTAGTAATATGATAGTATCGGAAAGATGTATAAAGTTATCTAAAAGTTATACGACATAAGTAAACGAGGCACATCGCTATGCGGTGTGTCTTTTGTTATGCAATCAAAGAGGTGTAAGAGATGACCAAGCATAATAACATTTATAAGCATGGTCGTAAGTCATATCAATACGATTGGTTCTATCATTCAAAAGCATGGAAGAAGTTAAGAGAGATAGCATTAGATAGAGATAATTATCTTTGTCAAATGTGTTTACGCGAAGATATTGTAACAGATGCAAACATTGTACATCACATTATTTATGTTGATGAAGATTTTAACAAAGCTTTAGACTTAGATAATCTAATGTCAGTTTGTTATAGCTGTCATAACAAAATTCATGCAAATGATAATGACAAAAGTAATATTAAGAGAATTAGAGTTCTAAAAATTTAAATAAAAAAATTATTTAAATAAAATTTTATAGCCCCCTGCCCATCGGCTTAAAATGTTTTTTCGCCGGGTACCGGCGGGGGCCCTTCGCTTGCAACGCGGATAAACTTTTATGAAAGGGGGTCTTTATATGAAATTAACAAAAAAACAGCTGAAAGAATATATAGAGGATTATAAAAAATCTGATGACATATTAATTAATTTGTATATAGAAACATATGAATTTTATTGTCGGTTAAGAGATGAACTTAAAAATAGTGATTTAATGATAGAGCATACAAACAAGGCTGGTGCGAGCAATATTGTTAAGAATCCATTAAGCATAGAACTGACAAAAACAGTTCAAACACTAAATAACTTACTCAAGTCTATGGGTTTAACAGCAGCACAAAGAAAAAAGATAGTTCAAGAAGAAGGTGGATTTGGTGACTATTAAAGTTTTAAATGAACCTTCACCAAAACTATTAACAACATGGTATGCAGAGCAAGTCACTCAAGGGAAAATAAAAACAAGCAAATATGTTAGAAAAGAATGTGATAGGCATCTTAGATATTTAGAAAATGGAGGTAAATGGGTATTTGATGAAGAATTAGCGCATCGTCCTATTCGATTTATAGAAAAGTTTTGTAAACCTTCCAAAGGATCTAAACGTCAACTTGTATTACAACCATGGCAACATTTTATTATTGGCAGTTTGTTTGGTTGGGTTCATAAAGAAACAAAGCTGCGCAGGTTTAAAGAAGCTTTGATATTTATGGGGCGAAAAAATGGTAAAACAACAACCATTTCTGGTGTCGCTAACTATGCTGTATCACAAGATGGAGAAAATGGTGCAGAAATTCATTTGTTAGCGAATGTGATGAAACAAGCGAGAATTCTATTTGATGAATCTAAGGCGATGATTAAAGCTAGCCCAAAGCTTAGAGAAAATTTTAGACCTTTGAGAGATGAAATTCATTACGATGCAACGATATCTAAAATTATGCCACAGGCTTCAGACAGTGATAAGTTGGATGGTTTAAATACACATATGGGTATTTTTGATGAAATTCATGAATTTAAAGATTATAAATTGATTTCAGTTATAAAAAACTCAAGAGCGGCAAGATTACAGCCCCTTCTTATATACATTACGACAGCAGGGTACCAACTAGATGGACCACTTGTTGATATGGTAGAAGCGGGAAGAGACACGTTAGATCAAATCATCGAAGATGAAAGAACTTTTTACTATTTAGCATCTTTAGATGATGACGATGATATAAATGATTCGTCGAATTGGATTAAAGCAAATCCTAACCTAGGCGTTTCTATCGATTTAGATGAAATGAAAGAAGAGTGGGAAAAAGCCAAACGCACACCAGCTGAACGAGGCGATTTTATAACAAAAAGGTTTAATATATTCGCTAATAACGACGAAATGAGTTTTATTGATTATCCAACACTTCAAAAAAATAATGAAATTATTTCTTTAGATGAGTTGGAAGGTAGACCATGTACTATAGGTTATGATTTATCAGAAACAGAGGACTTTACAGCCGCATGTGCCACTTTTGCATTAGATAATGGCAAAGTTGCTGTCTTAACACATTCTTGGATTCCTAAGCATAAAGTAGAGTATTCTAACGAAAAAATACCATATAGAGAATGGGAAGAAGACGGATTACTAACAATACAAGATAAGCCTTATATAGACTACCAAGATGTTTTAAATTGGATAATTAAGATGAATGAGCATTATGTAGTAGAAAAAATTACTTATGATAGAGCGAACGCATTCAAACTAAATCAAGAGTTAAAAAATTACGGTTTTGAAACTGAAGAAACAAGACAAGGAGCTTTGACCTTGAGCCCTGCATTGAAGGATCTAAAAGAAATGTTTTTAGATGGAAAAATAATATTTAATAATAATCCATTAATGAAATGGTATATCAATAATGTTCAGTTGAAACTAGACAGAAACGGAAACTGGTTGCCGTCTAAGCAAAGCAGATATCGTAAAATAGATGGCTTTGCAGCATTTTTAAACACATATACAGATATTATGAATAAAGTTGTTTCTGACAAGGGTGAAGGAAACATAGAGTTTATTAGTATTAAAGACATCATGCGTTAAGGAGGTGAATGTTATCGCAAAAGAGAATATTGTCACACGCATAAAGAAAAAATTGATAGACAATTGGATTGATCAATCAGCTTCTAAGCTTTATGACTTTAGCCCATGGAAAAATAAATCTTTTTGGGGTGTAATCAATAATACGCTTGAAACTAATGAAACGATATTTTCAGCTATTACAAAGTTATCTAATTCGATGGCTAGTTTGCCCTTGAAAATGTATGAAGATTATAAAGTAGTTAATACAGAAGTATCTGATTTACTTACAGTGTCACCGAATAATTCTCTGAGCAGTTTTGATTTTATTAATCAAATTGAAACAATCAGAAATGAAAAAGGTAATGCATATGTGCTAATTGAACGAGACATCTATCATCAACCATCAAAGCTTTTCTTATTAAATCCAGATGTTGTTGAAATGTTAATTGAAAACCAATCACGTGAACTTTATTATTCCATTCATGCTGCAACTGGAAATAAATTGATTGTTCATAATATGGACATGTTGCATTTTAAACACATCGTGGCATCTAATATGGTGCAAGGCATTAGTCCGATTGATGTGTTGAAGAATACAACTGATTTTGATAATGCAGTAAGAACCTTTAATCTTACAGAAATGCAAAAACCTGATTCTTTCATGCTTAAATATGGTTCCAATGTAGGTAAAGAAAAAAGGCAGCAAGTGTTAGAAGATTTCAAACAGTACTATGAAGAAAACGGTGGAATATTATTCCAAGAGCCTGGTGTTGAAATCGAACCGTTACCTAAAAAATATGTCTCTGAAGATATAGTGGCAAGCGAGAATTTAACAAGAGAAAGAGTAGCTAACGTTTTTCAATTGCCCTCAGTATTCTTAAATGCAAGATCAAATACAAATTTCGCGAAAAATGAAGAGTTAAACAGATTTTACTTGCAGCATACCTTATTGCCAATCGTCAAACAGTATGAAGAAGAATTTAATCGGAAACTACTTACTAAAACAGACAGAGAAAAAAATAGGTATTTTAAATTTAACGTTAAATCTTATTTAAGGGCTGATAGTGCAACACAAGCAGAAGTGTACTTTAAAGCAGTTCGTAGTGGTTACTACACTATAAATGACATTAGAGAGTGGGAAGATTTACCACCAGTTGAAGGTGGAGATAAGCCGCTAATAAGCGGTGATTTATACCCAATTGACACGCCACTTGAATTAAGAAAATCTTTGAAAGGTGGTGATAAAAATGTCAATGAAAGCTAAGTATTTTCAAATGAAAAGAAAATCAAAAAGTAAAGGTGAAATATTTATTTATGGTGATATTGTAAGTGATAAATGGTTTGAAAGTGATGTAACTGCTACAGATTTCAAAAATAAACTAGATGAACTAGGAGACATCAGTGAAATAGATGTTCATATAAATTCATCTGGAGGCAGTGTATTTGAAGGACATGCAATATACAATATGCTAAAAATGCATCCTGCAAAAATTAATATCTATGTCGATGCCTTAGCGGCATCAATTGCTAGTGTTATCGCTATGAGTGGTGACACTATTTTTATGCACAAAAATAGTTTTTTAATGATTCATAATTCATGGGTTATGACTGTAGGTAATGCAGAAGAATTAAGAAAGACAGCGGATTTACTTGAAAAAACAGATGCTGTTAGTAATTCAGCTTATTTAGATAAAGCAAAAGATTTAGATCAAGAACACTTAAAACAGATGTTAGATGCAGAAACTTGGCTTACTGCAGAAGAAGCCTTGTCTTTCGGCTTGATAGATGAAATTTTAGGAGCTAATGAAATAGCTGCTAGTATCTCTAAAGAGCAATATAAGCGTTTCGAGAACGTCCCAGAAGATTTAAAGAAAGATGTAGACAAAATCACTAAAATTGATGATGTAGATACATCTGAATTGGTTGAAACACCTAAAGAAAGCATGTCACTAGAAGAAAAAGAAAAAAGAGAAAAAATTAAACGCGAATGCGAAATTTTAAAAATGACAATGAATTATTAGGAGGAAATGAAATGCCGACATTATATGAATTAAAACAATCCTTAGGTATGATTGGACAACAATTAAAAAATAAAAATGATGAATTGAGTCAGAAAGCAACAGATCCAAATATTGATATGGAAGACATCAAACAACTAGAAACAGAAAAAGCAGGTTTACAACAAAGATTTAACATTGTTGAAAGACAAGTACAAGACATTGAAGAGAAAGAAAAAGCGAAAGTTAAAGACACAGGAGAAGCTTATCAATCTTTAAATGATAATGAGAAGTTGGTTAAAGCTAAGGCAGAGTTTTATCGTCACGCGATTTTACCAAATGAATTTGAAAAACCTTCAATGGAGGCACAACGTTTATTACACGCTTTACCAACAGGAAATGATTCAGGTGGAGATAAGCTCTTACCAAAAACACTTTCTAAAGAAATTGTTTCAGAACCATTTGCTAAAAACCAATTACGTGAAAAAGCTCGTCTAACTAACATTAAAGGTTTAGAGATTCCAAGAGTTTCATACACTTTAGACGATGATGATTTCATTACAGACGTAGAAACAGCAAAAGAATTAAAAGCAAAAGGTGATACAGTCAAGTTCACTACTAATAAATTCAAAGTATTTGCTGCAATTTCAGATACTGTAATTCATGGATCAGATGTAGATTTAGTAAACTGGGTTGAAAACGCACTACAATCAGGATTAGCAGCTAAAGAGCGTAAAGATGCCTTAGCAGTAAGTCCTAAATCTGGATTAGAACACATGTCATTTTATAATGGATCTGTTAAAGAAGTTGAGGGAGCAGACATGTATGATGCTATTATTAACGCTTTAGCAGATTTACATGAAGATTATCGTGATAACGCAACAATTTATATGCGATATGCAGATTATGTCAAAATTATTAGTGTTCTTTCAAATGGAACAACAAATTTCTTTGACACACCAGCAGAAAAAGTATTTGGCAAACCAGTAGTATTTACAGATGCAGCAGTTAAACCTATTGTGGGAGATTTCAATTATTTTGGAATTAACTATGATGGAACAACTTATGACACTGATAAAGATGTTAAAAAAGGCGAATATTTGTTTGTATTAACTGCATGGTATGATCAGCAACGTACATTAGACAGTGCATTCAGAATTGCAAAAGCAAAAGAAAATACAGGTTCATTACCCAGCTAAGCCCCAAAAGGTTAATGTAACAGCTAAGGCTAAATCAGCTGTAATATCAGCCGAATAGGGGTGATGAAATGAGTTTAGAAGAAATTAAATTGTGGTTGAGAATTGACTATAATTTCGAAAATGATTTAATTGAAGGTCTCATTCAATCGGCTAAGTCTGAATTACTATTAAGTGGGGTTCCAGATTATGACAAAGATGACTTGGAATACCCGCTTTTTTGTACAGCGATTAAATATATCATTGCAAGAGATTATGAAAGTCGTGGATACTCAAATGACCAATCTAGAAGCAAGGTGTTTAATGAAAAAGGATTGCAAAAAATGATTTTGAAATTAAAAAAGTGGTAGGTGATTTTTAAATGGAATTTAATGAATTTAAAGATCGCGCGTATTTTTTTCAATATATAAACAAAGGACCATATCCAGATGAAGAGGAAAAAATGAAATTGTATAGTTGCTTTTGTAAAATATATAATCCTTCTATGAAAGATAGAGAAATTTTAAAAACGACTGAATCAAAATCAGGATTAACCATAATTGTTAGGTCTTCTAAAATTGAATATCTACCACAAACAAATCACTTAGTTAAAATTGACAGTGCATTATATTCCGATAAATTATTCAACATTGTAGAAATAAGAATTGATACACCAGATATTGGCTATAATACAGTGGTTTTATCAGAAAAATGAGTGTAGAAATTAAAGGGATACCTGAAGTGTTGAAGAAATTAGAATCGGTATACGGAAAGCAAGCAATGCAAGCTAAGAGTGATAGAGCTTTAAATGAAGCATCCGAATTTTTTATAAAGGCTTTAAAGAAAGAGTTTGAGAGTTTTAAAGATACGGGTGCCAGCATAGAAGAAATGACTAAATCTAAGCCTTATACAAAAGTAGGAAGTCAAGAAAGAGCTGTTTTAATTGAATGGGTAGGCCCTATGAATCGCAAAAACATTATTCACTTGAATGAACATGGTTATACAAGAGATGGAAAAAAATATACACCAAGAGGTTTTGGAGTTATTGCAAAAACATTAGCTGCTAATGAACGGAAGTATAGAGAAATTATAAAAAAGGAGTTGGCCAGATAAATGAATATATTAAACACCATAAAAGAAATTTTATTATCTGATGCAGAGCTCCAAACATATATAAATTCTAGAATATACTATTATAAAGTCACTGAAAATGCTGAAACTTCCAAACCTTTTGTTGTTATTACACCTATTTATGATTTACCTTCAGACTTTATGTCTGATAAATATCTTAGTGAAGAATACTTAATTCAAATAGATGTAGAATCTTCAAATAATCAGAAAACAATTGATATAACAAAACGAATAAGATACCTGTTATATCAACAAAATTTAATTCAAGCATCTAGTCAGTTAGATGCTTATTTTGAAGAAACTAAACGTTATGTGATGTCGAGACGTTATCAAGGCATACCAAAAAATATATATTATAAAAATCAGCGCATCGAATAGGTGTGCTTTTTAATTTTTAAGGAGGAAATAAGCAATGGCAGAAGGACAAGGTTCTTATAAAGTAGGTTTTAAAAGATTATACGTTGGAGTTTTTAACCCAGAAGCAACAAAAGTAGTTAAACGCATGACATGGGAAGATGAAAAAGGTGGTACAGTTGACCTAAATATCACAGGTTTAGCACCAGATTTAGTAGATATGTTTGCATCTAACAAACGTGTATGGATGAAAAAACAAGGTACTAATGAAGTTAAGTCTGACATGAGTATTTTCAATATTCCAAGTGATGATTTAAACACAGTTATTGGACGTACTAAAGATAAAAATGGTACATCTTGGGTAGGAGAGAATACAAGAGCACCGTATGTAACAGTAATTGGCGAATCGGAAGATGGTTTAACAGGTCAGCCGGTATATGTAGCCTTACTTAAAGGTACTTTTAGTTTAGATTCAATTGAATTTAAAACACGAGGTGAAAAAGCAGAAGCCCCAGAACCTACAAAATTAACAGGTGACTGGATGAATAGAAAAGTTGATGTTGATGGAACGTCACAAGGTATTGTATACGGTTATCATGAAGGTAAAGAAGGAGAAGCAGAATTCTTCAAAAAAGTATTCGTTGGATACACGGACAGTGAAGATCATTCAGAGGATTCTGCAGGTTCGTTACCCAGCTAACCCCCAAAATGTTGAAGTAGCAGTTAATTCAAAATCTGCAACAGTTTCAGCAGAATAGGGGCTTTCAAAATAAATCAAAGGAGAATAATTTATGACTAAAACTTTAAAGGTTTATAAAGGAGACGACGTCGTAGCTTCTGAACAAGGTGAAGGCAAAGTGTCAGTAACTTTATCTAATTTAGAAGCGGATACAACTTATCCAAAAGGTACTTACCAAGTGGCATGGGAAGAAAATGGTAAAGAATCTAGTAAAGTTGATGTACCTCAATTCAAAACCAATCCAATTCTAGTCTCAGGCGTATCATTTACACCAGAAACTAAATCAATTATGGTAAATACCGATGACAATGTTGAGCCAAACATTGCACCAAGCACAGCAACGAATAAAATATTGAAATATACAAGTGAACATCCAGAATTTGTTACTGTAGATGAAAATACAGGAGCAATTCACGGTGTAGCTGAAGGTACTTCAGTAATCACTGCTACGTCTACTGATGGAAGCGATAAGTCAGGACAAATTTCAGTGACAGTAACAAACGGATAGGAATTTAAGGCGCAGTATATCTGCGTCTTTTTTATTTGAATAAAAGGAGCTAATACAATGATTAAATTTGAAATTAAAGATCGTAAAACAGGAAAAACAGAGAGCTATACAAAAGAAGATGTAACAATGGGCGAAGCAGAAAAATGCTATGAGTATTTAGAATTAGTAAATCAAGAGAATAAAAAAGAAGCACCTAACGCAACAAAAATGAGACAAAAAGAGCGACAGTTATTAGTAGATTTATTTAAAGATGAAGGATTGACTGAAGAAGATGTTTTGAACAAGATGAGCACTAAAACTTATACAAAAGCCTTGAAAGATATATTTCGAGAAATCAATGGTGAAGATGAAGAAGATTCAGAAACTGAACCAGAAGAGATGGGAAAGACAGAAGAACAATCTCAATAAAAGACATTTTATCGAACATTAAGAAAATACAACGTTTCTGTATGGAGCAGTATGGGTGGACATTAACTGAAGTCAGAAAACAGCCGTATGTAAAACTTTTAGAAATACTTAATGAAGAGAATAAAGAAGAGACTGAAGAAAAACAAAGTGAACAAAAAGTCATTACAGGTACGGATTTAAGAAAACTTTTTGGAAGCTAGAAAGGAGGTTAATATGAATGAAAAAGTAGAAGGCATGACCTTGGAGCTGAAATTAGACCATTTAGGTGTCCAAGAAGGCATGAAAGGTTTAAAGCGACAATTAGGTGTTGTTAATAGTGAAATGAAAGCTAATCTGTCAGCATTTGATAAGTCTGAAAAATCAATGGAAAAATATCAGGCGAGAATTAAGGGGTTAAATGATAGGCTTAAAGTTCAAAAAAAGATGTATTCTCAAGTAGAAGATGAGCTTAAACAAGTTAACGCTAATTACCAAAAAGCTAAATCCAGTGTAAAAGATGTTGAGAAAGCATATTTAAAGTTAGTAGAAGCCAATAAAAAAGAAAAATTAGCTCTTGATAAATCTAAAGAAGCCTTAAAATCATCGAATACAGAACTTAAAAAAGCTGAAAATCAATATAAACGTACAAATCAACGTAAACAAGATGCGTATCAAAAACTTAAACAGTTGAGAGATGCAGAACAAAAGCTTAAGAATAGTAACCAAGCTACTACTGCACAACTAAAAAGAGCAAGTGACGCAGTACAGAAGCAGTCCGCTAAGCATAAAGCACTTGTTGAACAATATAAACAAGAAGGCAATCAAGTTCAAAAACTAAAAGTGCAAAATGACAATCTTTCAAAATCAAATGATAAAATTGAAAGTTCTTACGCTAAAACTAATACTAAATTAAAGCAAACAGAAAAAGAATTTAATGATTTAAACAATACTATTAAGAATCATAGCGCTAATGTCGCAAAAGCTGAAACAGCTGTTAATAAAGAAAAAGCTGCTTTAAATAATTTGGAGCGTTCAATAGATAAAGCTTCATCCGAAATGAAGACTTTTAACAAAGAACAAATGATAGCTCAAAGTCATTTCGGTAAACTTGCAAGTCAAGCGGATGTCATGTCAAAGAAATTTAGTTCTATTGGAGACAAAATGACTTCCCTGGGACGTACAATGACGATGGGCGTATCTACACCAATTACTTTAGGGTTAGGTGCAGCATTAAAAACAAGTGCAGACTTTGAAGGCCAAATGTCTCGAGTTGGAGCGATTGCGCAAGCAAGCAGTAAAGACTTGAAAAGCATGTCTAATCAAGCAGTTGACTTAGGAGCTAAAACCAGTAAAAGTGCTAACGAAGTTGCTAAAGGTATGGAAGAATTGGCAGCTTTAGGCTTTAATGCCAAACAAACAATGGAGGCTATGCCAGGTGTTATCAGTGCAGCAGAAGCAAGTGGTGCAGAAATGGCTACAACTGCAACTGTAATGGCTTCAGCGATTAACTCTTTCGGTTTAAAAGCATCTGATGCAAATCATGTTGCTGATTTACTTGCGAGATCAGCAAATGATAGTGCTGCAGATATTCAGTACATGGGAGATGCATTGAAGTATGCTGGTACTCCTGCAAAAGCATTAGGAGTTTCAATAGAGGACACTTCCGCAGCAATTGAAGTTTTATCTAACTCAGGTTTAGAGGGTTCTCAAGCAGGTACTGCCCTAAGAGCTTCATTTATCAGGCTAGCTAATCCAAGTAAAAATACAGCTAAGGAAATGAAAAAATTAGGTATTCATTTGTCTGATGCTAAAGGTCAATTTGTTGGCATGGGTGAATTGATTAGACAGTTCCAAGATAATATGAAAGGCATGACGAGAGAACAAAAACTAGCTACAGTGGCTACAATAGTTGGTACTGAAGCAGCAAGTGGATTTTTAGCCTTGATTGAAGCGGGACCAGATAAAATTAATAGCTATAGTAAATCCTTAAAGAATTCCAATGGCGAAAGTAAAAAAGCAGCAGATTTGATGAAAGATAATCTCAAAGGCGCTCTGGAACAATTAGGTGGCGCTTTTGAATCATTAGCAATCGAAGTCGGTAAAGATTTAACGCCTATGATTAGAGCAGGAGCGGAAGGTTTAACAAAATTAGTTGATGGATTTACACATCTCCCTGGTTGGGTTAGAAAAGCTTCAGTAGGATTAGCACTTTTTGGTGCAGCAATTGGACCTGCAGTTCTTGCTGGAGGGTTATTAATACGTACAGTTGGAAGTGCTGCTAAAGGATATGCGTCATTAAATAGACGTATTGCTGAAAATACAATCCTTTCAAATACTAATTCAAAAGCAATGAAATCTTTAGGCCTTCAAACATTATTTCTTGGTTCTACAACAGGAAAAACGTCAAAAAGCTTTAAAGGGTTAGCCGGAGCTATGATGTTTAATTTAAAACCTATAAATGTTTTGAAAAATTCTGCAAAGCTAGCAATTTTACCGTTCAAACTTTTGAAAAACGGTTTAGGATTAGCTGCAAAATCTTTATTTGCAGTAAGTGGAGGCGCAAGATTTGCGGGTGTAGCCTTAAGGTTTTTAACAGGACCTATAGGTGCTACAATAACTGCTATTACAATTGCGTATAAAGTTTTTAAAACCGCATATGATCGTGTGGAATGGTTCAGAAACGGTATTAACGGTTTAGGAGAAACTATAAAGTTTTTTGGTGGTAAAATTATTGGCGGCGCTGTTAGAAAGCTAGGAGAGTTTAAAAACTATCTTGGAAGTATCGGCAAAAGCTTCAAAGAAAAGTTTTCAAAAGATATGAAAGATGGTTATAAATCATTAAGCGACGATGACCTTCTCAAAGTAGGAGTCAACAAGTTTAAAGGATTTATGCAAACCATGGGCACAGCTTCTAAAAAAGCGTCTGATACTGTAAAAGTGTTAGGGAAAGGTGTTTCAAAAGAAACAGAAAAAGCTTTAGAAAAATATGTGCATTATTCTGAAGAAAATAGCAGAATCATGGAAAAAGTACGTTTAAACTCGGGTCAGATATCAGAAGACAAAGCAAAAAAACTTTTGAAAATTGAAACGGATTTATCTAATAACCTTATAGCTGAAATAGAAAAAAGAAATAAAAAGGAACTCGAAAAAACTCAAGAACTTATTGATAAGTATAGTGCATTCGATGAACAAGAAAAGCAAAACATTTTAACTCGAACTAAAGAAAAAAATGACTTGCGAATTAAAAAAGAGCAAGAACTCAATCAGAAAATCAAAGAATTGAAAGAAAAAGCTTTGAGTGATGGTCAGATTTCAGAAAATGAAAGAAAAGAAATTGAAAAGCTTGAAAATCAAAGACGTGATATCACTGTTAAAGAATTGAGTAAGACTGAAAAAGAGCAAGAGCGTATTTTAGTAAGAATGCAAAGAAACAGAAATGCTTATTCAATAGACGAAGCGAGCAAAGCAATTAAAGAAGCAGAAAAAGCAAGAAAAGCAAGAAAAAAAGAAGTGGACAAGCAATATGAAGATGATGTCATTGCTATAAAAAATAACGTCAACCTTTCTAAGTCTGAAAAAGATAAATTGTTAGCTATTGCTGATCAAAGACATAAAGATGAAGTAAGAAAAGCAAAATCTAAAAAAGATGCTGTAGTAGATGTTGTTAAAAAGCAAAATAAAGATATTGATAAAGAAATGGATTTATCCAGTGGACGTGTATATAAAAATACTGAAAAGTGGTGGAATGGCCTTAAAAGTTGGTGGTCTAACTTTAGAGAAGACCAAAAGAAAAAAAGCGATAAATACGCTAAAGAACAAGAAGAAACAGCTCGTAGAAACAGAGAAAATATAAAGAAATGGTTTGGAAATGCTTGGGACGGCGTAAAAAGTAAAACTGGCGAAGCCTTTAGTAAAATGGGCAGAAATGCTAATCATTTTGGCGGCGAAATGAAAAAAATGTGGAGCGGAATCAAAGGGATTCCAAGCAAATTAAGTTCAGGTTGGAGCTCAGCCAAAAGTTCTGTAGGATACCACACTAAGGCTATAGCTAATAGTACTGGTAAATGGTTTGGAAAAGCTTGGCAATCTGTTAAATCGACAACAGGAAGTATTTACAATCAAACTAAGCAAAAGTATTCAGATGCTTCAGATAAAGCTTGGGCGCATTCAAAATCTATTTGGAGAGGCACATCAAAATGGTTTAGCAATGCATATAAAAGTGCAAAGGGCTGGCTAACGGATATGGCTAATAAATCTCGCGCGAAATGGGATAATATTTCTAGTACAGCTTGGTCGAATGCAAAATCCGTTTGGAAAGGAACATCGAAATGGTTTAGTAACTCATACAAATCTTTAAAAGATTGGACTGGGGATATGTATTCAAGAGCCCACGATCGTTTTGATGCAATTTCAAGTTCGGCATGGTCTAACGCTAAATCAGTATTTAATGGTTTTAGAAAATGGCTATCCAAAACATATGATTGGATTAGAGATATTGGTAAAGACATGGGAAGAGCTGCGGCTGATTTAGGTAAAAATGTTGCTAATAAAGCTATTGGCGGTTTGAATAGCATGATTGGCGGTATTAATAAAATATCTAAAGCCATTACTGATAAAAATCTCATCAAGCCAATACCTACATTGTCTACTGGTACTTTAGCAGGAAAGGGTGTAGCTACCGATAATTCGGGAGCATTAACGCAACCGACATTTGCTGTATTAAATGATAGAGGTTCTGGAAACGCCCCAGGTGGTGGAGTTCAAGAAGTAATTCACAGGGCTGACGGAACATTCCATGCACCCCAAGGACGAGATGTGGTTGTTCCACTAGGAGTTGGGGATAGCGTAATAAATGCTAATGACACTCTGAAGTTACAGCGTATGGGTGTTTTACCAAAGTTTCATGGAGGTACGAAAAAGAAAGATTGGCTAGACCAACTTAAAGGTAATATAGGTAAAAAAGCAGGAGAATTTGGAGCTACAGCTAAAAACACAGCGCATAATATCAAAAAAGGTGCAGAAGAAATGGTTGAAGCAGCAGGCGATAAAATCAAAGATGGTGCATCTTGGTTAGGCGATAAAATCGGCGATGTGTGGGATTACGTACAACATCCAGGGAAACTAGTAAATAAAGTAATGTCAGGTTTAAATATTAATTTTGGAGGCGGAGCTAACGCTACAGTAAAAATAGCTAAAGGCGCATACTCATTGCTCAAAAAGAAATTAGTAGACAAAGTAAAATCGTGGTTTGAAGATTTCGGTGGTGGAGGCGATGGAAGCTATCTATTTGAATATCCAATCTGGCAAAGATTTGGACGCTACACAGGTGGACTTAACTTTAATGGCGGTCGTCACTATGGTATAGACTTTGGTATGCCTTCTGGAACAAACGTTTATGCCGTTAAAGGTGGTATAGCAGATAAGGTATGGACTGATTACGGTGGCGGTAATTCTATACAAATTAAGACTGGTGCTAATGAATGGAACTGGTATATGCATTTATCTAAGCAATTAGCAAGACAAGGCCAACGTATTAAAGCTGGTCAACTGATAGGGAAATCAGGTGCTACAGGTAATTTCGTTAGAGGAGCACACTTACATTTCCAATTGATGCAAGGGTCACATCCAGGGAATGATACAGCTAAAGATCCAGAAAAATGGTTGAAGTCACTTAAAGGTAGTGGCGTTCGAAGTGGTTCAGGTGTTAATAAGGCTGCATCTGCTTGGGCAGGCGATATACGTCGTGCAGCAAAACGAATGGGTGTTAATGTTACTTCGGGTGATGTAGGAAATATTATTAGCTTGATTCAACACGAATCAGGAGGAAATGCAGGTATAACTCAATCTAGTGCGCTTAGAGACATCAACGTTTTACAGGGCAATCCAGCAAAAGGATTGCTTCAATATATCCCACAAACATTTAGACATTATGCTGTTAGAGGTCACAACAATATATATAGTGGTTACGATCAGTTATTAGCGTTCTTTAACAACAGATATTGGCGCTCACAGTTTAACCCAAGAGGTGGTTGGTCTCCAAGTGGTCCAAGAAGATATGCGAATGGTGGTTTGATTACAAAGCATCAACTTGCTGAAGTGGGTGAAGGAGATAAACAGGAGATGGTTATCCCTTTAACTAGACGTAAACGAGCAATTCAATTAACTGAACAGGTTATGCGCATCATCGGTATGGATGGCAAGCCAAATAACATCACTGTAAATAATGATACTTCAACAGTTGAAAAATTGTTGAAACAAATTGTTATGTTAAGTGATAAAGGAAATAAATTAACAGATGCATTGATTCAAACTGTTTCTTCTCAGGATAATAACTTAGGTTCTAATGATGCAATTAGAGGTTTAGAAAAAATATTGTCAAAACAAAGTGGGCATAGAGCAAATGCAAATAATTATATGGGAGGTTTGACTAATTAATGCAATCTTTTGTAAAAATCATAGATGGTTACAAGGAAGAAGTAATAACAGATTTTAATCAGCTTATATTTTTAGATGCAAGGGCTGAAAGTCCAAACACCAATGATAACAGTGTAACTATTAACGGAGTAGATGGTATTTTACCGGGCGCAATTAGTTTTGCGCCTTTTTCATTAGTATTAAGGTTTGGCTATGATGGTATAGATGTTATAGATTTAAATTTATTTGAGCATTGGTTTAGATCTGTGTTTAATCGCAGACATCCTTATTATGTTATTACTTCTCAAATGCCTGGTGTTAAATATGCAGTGAATACAGCTAATGTTACATCTAATTTAAAAGATGGTTCTTCAACTGAAATTGAAGTAAGTTTAAATGTTTATAAAGGGTATTCTGAATCAGTTAATTGGACCGATAGCGAGTTCTTATTCGACTCTAATTGGATGTTTGAAAATGGAATTCCTCTTGATTTCACACCTAAATATACTCATACATCAAATCAATTTACTATTTGGAACGGTTCTACTGATACGATAAATCCACGATTCAAGCACGATTTGAAAATATTAATTAATTTAAATGCGAGTGGAGGATTTGAACTGGTTAACTATACAACAGGTGATATTTTTAAGTACAACAAAAGTATAGATAAAAACACTGATTTTGTTTTAGATGGTGTGTATGCATATCGAGATATAAATAGAGTGGGAATTGATACAAATAGAGGCATTATAACATTAGCGCCAGGTAAAAATGAATTTAAGATTAAAGGAGACGTCAGTGATATTAAAACTACATTTAAGTTTCCTTTTATTTATAGGTAGGTGATTTAATGGATTATCATGATCATTTATCAGTAATGGATTTTAATGAATTGATTTGTGAAAATTTACTAGATGTAGATTATGGTTCTTTTAAAGAATATTATGAACTGAATGAAGCTAGGTACATCACCTTTACAGTTTATAGAACTACTCATAATAGTTTTGTTTTTGATTTATTGATTTGTGAAAACTTCATAATTTATCATGGTGAAAAATACACAATTAAGCAGACAGCGCCAAAGGTTGAAGGTGATAAAGTTTTTATTGAAGTTACGGCATATCACATAATGTATGAATTTCAAAATCACTCAGTGGAATCAAATAAACTTGATGACGACAGTAGTGAAACGGGTAAAACGCCCGAATACTCTTTAGATGAGTACTTAAGATATGGATTTGCAAATCAAAAAACGTCAGTCAAGATGACCTATAAAATAATTGGAGATTTTAAAAGAAAAATACCAATTGATGAATTAGGTAATAAAAATGGCTTAGAATATTGTAAAGAAGCAGTAGATTTGTTTGGTTGTATTATTTATCCAAATGATACGGAGATATGTTTTTATTCTCCTGAAACATTCTATCAAAGAAGCGAAAAAGTAATAAGGTATCAATATAATACTGATACTGTGTCTGCTACTGTCAGTACGTTGGAATTAAGAACAGCTATAAAAGTTTTTGGGAAAAAGTACACAGCCGAGGAAAAGAAAAATTACAATCCTATTAAAACAACTGACATTAATTACTCAAATGATTTCATAAAAGAAGGCACTTATCGCACAGAAACAATTGGTTCTAAAGCAACTATTAACTTTGATTGCAAGTATGGTAATGAAACAGTTAGGTTTACAATCAAAAAAGGTTCCCAAGGTGGAATATATAAGTTGATTTTAGACGGCAAGCAAATTAAGCAAATTTCTTGTTTTGCTAAGTCGGTTCAGTCTGAAACAATAGATTTAATAAAAAATATTGATAAAGGCAAGCACGTTTTAGAAATGATATTTTTAGGAGAAGACCCCAAAAATAGAATTGATATATCTTCAAATAAAAAAGCTAAGCCTTGTATGTACGTTGGAACTGAAAAATCAACAGTCTTAAATTTAATTGCTGACAATTCAGGTCGCAATCAATACAAAGCAATTGTTGACTACGTCGCAGATAGTGCAAAGCAGTTTGGGATTCGATATGCTAATACGCAAACAAATGAAGATATCGAAACACAGGATAAGTTGTTAGAATTTGCAAAAAAGCAAATAAATGATACTCCTAAGACTGAATTAGATGTTAATTATATAGGTTATGAAAAAATAGAGCCAAGAGATAGCGTATTCTTTGTTCATGAATTAATGGGATATAACACTGAATTAAAGGTTGTTAAACTTGATAGGTCACATCCATTTGTAAACGCAATAGATGAAGTGTCTTTCAGCAATGAAATAAAAGATATGGTACAAATTCAGCAAGCGCTTAACAGACGAGTTATTGCACAAGATAATAGATATAACTATCAAGCAAATCGTATAAATCATTTATACACTAGTACTTTGAATTCTCCTTTCGAGACAATGGATATAGGGAGTGTATTAATATAATGGCAACAGAAGAAGTTAAAATCAAAGCGCTACTTGAAAACGATAAACAGTACTTTCCAGCTACACATTGGAAAGCTATAAATGGGGTACCTTATGCAGGAAGTAGTGATATTGATGGGTTACCTCAAGACGGTATCATTTCGGTAGATGATAAAAATAAATTAGATAATTTAAAAATAGGCGAAGCAGGAATTATTCAAAATAGCATTGTACAGAAATCCCCAAACGGTAAATTGTGGAAAATAACAGTTGACGATAGTGGGAAACTTGGTACAGTGCTATTTTATTAGAAAGGAAGGTGCATTATGGAAAATTTGTATTTAATAAAGGATTTGGGAGCTTTAGCAGGTCGAGATTATAGAGCTAAGGAAATACAAAACTTACAAAGAATAGAGCAATTTGCGCTTGGATTGACAACAGAGTTTAAGTTGCATCAGAAAGCTAAAACAATTCAACACTTCGCTGAGCAAATTTATTATAATGGTAGATCGCAAGCATCAGTAAATAAATCTTTACAAAGTCAAATTAACTCACTTGTTTTGGCACCGCGTAATAATAGCGCTAATGAGATTGTTCAAGCTCGAGTTAATGTAAATGGCGAAACCTTTGATACATTAAAAGAACATTTAGACGATTGGGAAACCAAAACTCAAATTAATAAAGAAGAAACTATAAGAGAACTAAATAAGGCTAAACAACAAATTCTTGATATCGAGTACCGTTTTGAACCTGATAAGCAAGAGTTTTTATTTGTGACAGAACTTGCACCTCTTACAAATGCAGTAATGCAATCCTTCTGGTTTGATAATAGAACAGGCATAGTATACATGACACAAGCTAGAAATAATGGCTATATGCTAAGTCGTTTAAGACCTAATGGTCAATTTATAGACAGCTCATTGATTGTAGGTGGGGGTCATGGTACACATAACGGTTATAGATATATTGATGATGAGTTATGGATTTATAGTTTTATCTTAAATGGTAATAATGAGAATACATTAGTTCGTTTCAAGTATACGCCTAATGTGGAAATTAGCTATGGCAAGTATGGTATGCAAGATGTATTTACAGGACACCCAGAAAAACCCTACATCACCCCTGTCATAAATGAAAAAGAAAATAAAATTCTATACAGAATTGAGAGACCTAGAAGTCAGTGGGAACTTGAAAACTCAATGAATTATATAGAGATAAGAAGTTTAGACGATGTTGATAAAAATATTGATAAAGTTTTGCATAAAATCAGTATCCCTATGAGACTAACAAACGAAACCCAACCAATGCAGGGTGTGACTTTTGATGAAAAATACTTGTATTGGTATACAGGAGACAGTAATCCAAATAATAGAAACTATTTAACGGCTTTCGATTTAGAAACAGGAGAAGAAGCGTATCAGGTTAATGCTGACTATGGTGGAATACTAGATTCATTTCCTGGCGAATTTGCGGAAGCAGAAGGTTTGCAAATATACTATGACAAAGATAGTGGTAAAAAAGCTTTGATGCTAGGTGTTACTGTCGGTGGTGATGGAAATAGAACACATCGTATTTTCATGATTGGGCAAAGAGGTATTTTAGAAATACTTCACTCAAGAGGCGTTCCTTTTATCATGAGTGACACAGGTGGTAGAGTTAAACCTTTACCAATGAGGCCTGATAAACTTAAGAATCTTGGGATGTTAACAGAGCCAGGTCTTTACTATTTATACACTGATCATACAGTTCAAATCGATGATTTCCCATTACCAAGAGAATGGCGTGATGCAGGTTGGTTCTTGGAAGTTAAGCCACCACAAACTGGCGGTGATGTAATTCAGATATTGACGCGTAATAGTTATGCAAGGAATATGATGACTTTTGAAAGGGTGCTTTCTGGAAGAACTGGAGACATTTCGGACTGGAATTATGTGCCTAAAAATAGTGGTAAATGGGAGAGAGTACCTTCATTCATCACAAAAATGTCAGATATTAACATAGTAGGCATGTCGTTTTATTTAACTACGGATGATACAAAACGTTTTACAGATTTTCCAACTGAACGTAAAGGGGTAGCTGGTTGGAACTTATATGTAGAAGCTTCAAACACAGGTGGCTTTGTTCATAGGCTAGTTCGTAATAGTGTTACAGCATCTGCTGAGATACTATTGAAAAATTATGATAGTAAAACAAGTTCAGGGCCATGGACTTTACACGAAGGGAGAATTATAAGTTAATGAGTAATTTAGAGAAATCTGTAGCTATAAATTTAGAAAACACAGCGCATTATGAAAATATTTCAAATCTAGATATAACTTTTAGAACAGGAGAGAGTGATTCTTCTGTTCTTCTTTTTAATATCATTAAAAATAATCAACCGTTATTACTGAGTGAAGAAAATATCAAAGCACGAATAGCGATTCGAGGTAAAGGAGTAATGGTAGTTGCTCCACTAGAAATATTAGATCCATTTAAAGGTATTTTAAAATTTCAATTACCTAATGATGTAATTAAAAGAGATGGAAGTTATCAAGCTCAAGTTTCGGTTGCAGAATTAGGTAATTCAGACGTGGTAGTTGTAGAGAGAACTATCACATTTAACGTTGAAAAAAGTTTGTTTAGCAAGATTCCCTCTGAAACAAAACTACACTATATTGTTGAGTTTCAAGAATTAGAAAAAACTATTATGGATCGCGCGAAAGCAATGGACGAGGCTATAAAAAATGGTGAGGATTATGCGAGTCTGATTGAAAAAGCTAAAGAAAAAGGTCTATCAGATATTCAAATAGCAAAATCTTCAAGTATTGATGAATTAAAGCAACTTGCTAATAGCCGTATATCTGATTTGGAAAATAAAGCGCAAGCATATTCAAGAACATTCGATGAGCAAAAGCGATATATGGATGAGAAACATGAAGCCTTCAAGCAGTCAGTGAATAGTGGTGGTTTAGTCACAAGTGGTTCTACTTCAAATTGGCAAAAAGCTAAGATTACTAAAGATGATGGTAAGATAATGCAGATTACTGGATTTGATTTTAATAATCCAGAACAAAGAATAGGTGATTCAACCCAATTTATTTATGTTTCGCAAGCTATAAATTATCCAAGAGGTGTTAGTACTAACGGTACTGTCGAATATTTAGTAGTAACTTCAGACTACAAGCGTATGACTTATCGACCGAACGGTACAAATAAAGTGTTTGTTAAAAGAAAAGAAGCGGGTTCATGGTCTGAGTGGTCAGAATTAGCTATTAATGATTACAATACACCTTTTGAAACTGTTCAAAGTGCTCAATCAAAAGCTAATATGGCCGAAAGTAACGCTAAATTATACGCAGATGACAAGTTTAATAAAAGGTATTCGGTTATTTTTGATGGAACAGCAAATGGTGTGGGCTCTACATTGTACTTAAATGAGAGTTTAGACCAATTTATTTTATTAATTTTTTATGGGACTTTTCCAGGTGGTGACTTTACAGAGTTTGGCAGCCCTTTTGGAGGAGGAAAGATTTCATTGAATCCCTCAAATCTTCCAGATGGTGATGGAAACGGCGGAGGTGTTTATGAGTTTGGATTAACTAAATCTAGTCGTACATCTTTAACTATATCAAACGATGTCTATTTCGACTTAGGAAGTCAAAGAGGCTCTGGTGCGAACGCAAATAGAGGGACAATTAACAAAATTATAGGAGTGAGAAGATAATGCAAATATTAGTTAACAAACGCAATGAGATTATTTCATACGCTGTTATTGGTGGTTTTGAAGAAGGTATTGATATAGAAAGTCTTCCAGAAAACTTCTCTCAAGTTTTTAGACCTAAAGTATTTAAATATTCAGATGGAAAAATAATTTTTAATGAAGATTATACAGAGGAAAAGGATGACTCACATCAACAGATTGATAATGAAGAGAATAGTACAGGTGCTTCTGATGACATATTACGAAAAATGGTTGCTAGTATGCAGAAGCAAGTTGTTCAAAGTACAAAGTTATTGATGCAAGTTAATAAACAAAACGCTTTGATGGCAAAACAGATTGTAGCATTCAATAAAAAATTAGAAGAGATTAAAGGAGAGACGGAAAATGCTTAAATTGATTTCACCAACTTTCGAAGATATTAAAACATGGTATCAATTGAAAGAATATACTAAAGAAGATATAGCGTGGTATGTAGACATGGAAGTTATAGATAAAGAGGAATACGCAATTATTACAGGAGAAAAGTATCCAGAAAATCTAGTGTCATAGGCCAAGAGTCTATGGCTTTTTAATTTGAATAAAGTGGGTGGCAGAATGTTTGGATTTACCAAACGACATGAACAAGATTGGCGTTTAACGCGTTTAGAAGAAAATGATAAGACTATGTTTGAAAAATTCGACAGAATAGAAGATAGTCTGAGAGCGCAAGAAAAGATTTATGACAAATTAGATAGAAATTTTGAAGAATTAAAGCGCGACAAAGAAGAAGATGAAAAAAATAAGGAAAAAAATGCCAAAAACATTAGAGACATTAAGATGTGGATTCTTGGATTAATAGGGACGATACTAAGTACGTTTGTTATAGCAATTTTAAAAACAGTATTCGGTATTTAAAGGAGGTGATTACCATGCTTAAAGGGATTTTAGGTTATAGTTTTTGGGCTTGTTTTTGGTTCGGTAAATGCAAATAACGATTAAAGGTCAGTGCTTCGGCACTGGCTTTTTATTTTGGATAAAAGGAGCAAATAAATGGATATTAACTGGAAATTGAGATTTAAAAATAAAGCGGTATTAACGGGATTGATTGGGGCATTATTGCTATTTATCAAGCAAATCACAGATTTATTCGGATTCGATTTATCAAATCAATTAAATCAAGCTAGTGCGATTATAGGCGCTATCCTCACGCTACTTACAGGTATTGGCGTTATTACTGACCCAACGTCAAAAGGTGTTGCCGATTCATCTATAGCACAGACTTATCAAGCGCCTAGAGATAGTAGCAAAGAAGAACAACAAGTCACTTGGAAAACTTCACAAGATGCTAGCTTAACGCCCGAATTAAGCACGAAAGCCCCAAAAGAATATGATACATCACAGCCGTTTACAGACGCCTCTAACGATGTTGGCTTTGACGTAAACGAATATCATTATGGAGGTGGCGACAATGCAAGCAAAATT